TGGGCCGGAAACACTCGAAGAGCAGCTTTTTCTTGCTGCCCTTGCCGTCCAGCACGATGCGGAACCCCAGATCACACGCCTGCCCGATGGTCTGGCAGTAGTCGAAAATACTGCCGCCGGAGGTCTGTTTTTCAAAGGTGGTGTCAAAGCCGTACTCGGTGCCAAGCTCAAGGCGGGGCCACGGCTTTGCGGCGCTCACAAGGCTGCGCATTGCGGCTTCGGCGTTCTGGTTCTTGATGCTCACCGCAGACACCCGCTTGGTCAGCAGCCACGTGGCCGGGTAGCCGGACACCACAAGGTTTGCGTCCTCGTTCTGGTTGGTGCGGGAGCAGATGCGCATGGGGATGCGGGGGTTCTCGTCGCTGCGCACCAGCCAGCGCCCTTCCTGCAAAAGCTGCAGATTCTCGGCGGTGGGCCGCACCTCAAGGGTAAAACTGCCCTCGGAGTAATAGGGGCTGTCCCAGTAGAGGGAGTGCCATACTTTTACCCAGCCCACGCGGGCAAGGGTCTCTGCGTCCAAAACGTCTATTCTCATAGCGGTTCGGGCAGGATGCCCGCCTCCATCGGGTAAAAGCTCACGGATGCCTGCAGGTAGCCGGAGCCGTTCTCCGCCTGCATACTCAACACGTTATCGCCGGGCTGCAGCTCGGTGAGGGTGCTGTCCTCGTCCAGCTTGGAGAAGATGTTCTCGGTCACGCCTGCCCGGGTCAGGGTGCAGGCCAGCCGGTCGGATGTGCTGCGGTAGATCTCCAGCGTCTCGTCCGGCTGCAGGGTCAGGTCAAAGCCGATGAAGGCCCCGGTCTGCAGGTCCACCACCTTGGGATGCGTCACCGGCATGTCGCACCGCAGGGTGGCCGTGAAGGGCACCGGCAGCGAACCGTCGTTGCGCAGCACCGCCGCCGTGCCGTCCCGCTTGATGCCGTAGATGTGGCTGTCGTAGCAGACGGGGAAACGGAATGCCTTTTCGTACCCGCCCAGCACGCTGCTGACGGCGTTCAGATCGTACCAATAGGGTTTCTCGCTGTAGAGCATCAGCTCACAGCGCGGGTCCGGCGTGTAGCTGGAAAAATAAGGCAGTTTTTGCAGCACGAAGCGGGTGAAATAGTGGTCGCCAAAATAGAGGGTGCCTTTGGTGAAGTAGGGCAGCTTTTTGGTAAAAGCTCTTGCACGGGTCAACGCATCCCTGCCCCAGAACACGACCGACAGGGTGCGGGACACGCCGGAGACGCTCTGACCCTCCACGGTGTCGCCCACCTGATTGACACCCTGCGCGGTCTGCAGGTCCACATCCACCCCGTTCAGCGGGTCGAGAAAGTAAGGTGTATCGTAGTCCCAGCCCAGATGCAGGACGGCACCGGCATCTGTCACGATTTTGAGATGGTCCTTAAATAGCACAGTGTCCTCCTTTCATCGTTTGCGGGCCTTGGCCTTGTCGGCTTCCCAGCGGGTCTCGCGGGCAAGGTCGGCGGCGGTCTGAGCCTTGCTCTGGATGTACTGATTGATGGTGGTATCGCCCTCGCGGTGGTAGCTGCGGGCGGCGGACACCACCTGTGCTGTGCCGGATGCAGCCACGGTGCTGCCCAGACGCATGTTGTCGGAAAGCACCAGCGCCCCCGCCTGCCGGATCATATCGGCAAGGGCAGAGTTGGTCTTTTCCAGCGCCTTGGTGTTGGCGTTGATGGCATCTTCCAGACTACCGGTGCCGGTGGTGATGTCCACGCTGCCCATGCCGCCGGAGCCGGACGAACCGCCGCCAGAGGAACCGCCGCCGTGGCTTACGTTCTTTTTGGAGCCGCCCATGCTGCCCACGATGGCCGCAATGGCAACGCCCAGCGCGACCGCTGCCGCTGCCACGATCAGGCCCATCGGGATGCCGAAAACAGTCGCGCTCAGCGCGGCAGAAATGGCGGTCAGCATTCCCTCAAACGCTGCGCCGATAGTGCCTACCATGGTGGCCACGCCCGCAAAAATGGTGGGGAAGCTGGACAGCAGACCGCCGCTCAGGCCCTGACTGATGGCAAGGGCCGCATTGCTCAGCGGTGTTTTTAGCCCGCCGAAGATCTCTATCAGGGTGGAGCCGAGGCCCTGCGCCTGCTGCCAGACCTCAGAGAAGCCGCCGGTCAGGCCGTTCACGATCTGCCCGCCAAGGTCGATAGCTCCCTGCACCAGCTGATCGCGGGCACCGCCCAGCGCTTTGTTGAGCTTAGTCACGATGCCAAGGGCAAAATCATTGACCTGCTTTTTCTGGTCGGCAGTCAGACCGCCGTAGATGGTGCTTGCCACCCACTTGCCGATGCTCAGCCAGTCCTGATTCTTGACGGCGGTGTACAGATCATCGAAGGTGCCCAGCACGCCGGTATCTGCTTCGGTCTGCAGCTCCTTCCACAGGCCGTCAAAGGTGTCTGCAGCGGATTTCTTGGTGGTCTCGGCTACCTGCACGGTGCCGTCTGCGGCGATGGTCTTGACCCGCTCGATGGTCACGAGGGCACCGTCCACCACGTCGTCGTAGACCTCGGTGATGACCTGTTTCTGGGTCTCGGTGCCGTCGGTCAGGGTCTCGGTGACGGTCTGGGTGGTGGTCTTGACCCCGTCTGCCAGAGTCTCGAAGGTGGAGGTGACCGTCTTAGCGGTCTCCCGCACTGTCTCCATGGTCTGCTTGACGGTCTTGGTACCGTCCGCAGCCACCTCTGTGATGGTTTTGATGTCCTTCAGCACACCGCCCACCATCTGCCGGGAAGTCTCGGTGATGACCTGCTTTTGCTGTGTCTTGCCGTTGGAGAGCGTTTCGGTGATGTTTTCGGTGGTGCGGGTGATCTTGCCGTCGATTTCGGTCGTGGTGTCCGAGATGGACTTGACGACTTCTGCGGCGGCCTGCTTCGTGGCCTTGCTGGCCTTCTTGGCTCCGCTGGTGATGGCAGGGTAGGGGTTCGCGGCTGTCTGGCTCCCGGCACGGCTGCTGCCGTTGCCGGAGCTGCTTGTGCCCTTCGGGACCCATCCGTTGTCATCGTCCCATTCGAGGTCTTTGTGAGAGCTGTCCCACTGTTTCGCGTTCTTGCGCTGGTTGTAGTTGTTGATGGCGTTGTTGTAGGCGGAGTTATAAGCATCTGCTGCAGCGCCGATGCCGTTCTTCAGGTTGGCCAGCGCTGCCGCTGCGCCTTCGATTTTTGCGACCAGATCATTGATCCAGTCCACCACCGTGCCGATGGCGTTCTGTGCGATCTTTTTCACAGACGCAAATGCGGAGTTGACGGCATTGCGGAAGGTCTCGCTGGTCTTATAGGCCGTCACGAGACCCGCTGCCAAAGCTGCAAGTAAAGACACTACAAGGCCGATGGGGTTCGCCTTGAGAACCGCGTTCAAACCTGCCTGCGCGACTGCAAGACCGGTCGCCCCGGCTTCGGCGGCTTTGTGAGCAGCGGTCATGGCCGTGGTCGCGGCTGTGTGGATCACTTCGATTGCAGTAGCGGCAGCCACATAGCCCTTGTAGGTCAGGAATGCCGTTCCGGCAGCGGCCACAACAGCCGTTGCAATGCCGATGGTCTCCTTGAGCTGGGCCATCTTCTCGTCGCTGTCGAGGAAGGAGACCACCACCTCGTTCAGCTTGACCACCAGCTCACCCAGAGCCGCAAACAGGCCGCTGGTCAGCTCACCGGTCAGGGCGCTGACATTATCCTTCAGGGTAGACATGCGCCCGCTGAAGGTCTGGCTGGCTTCCAGCATACCGTTGTAGAACTGCCCGCCCTGACTGGTGGCGGCTTCCACCGCCGCTTCCAGCTCGCTGAAGCTGACCTTGCCATCCGAGATGCGCTTGTACAGGTCGGACATGCTCTCGCCGGTGGCATCACAGATCTGGTTCAGCGGGTTGAAGCCCGCATCGATCATCATGTTGACGTTTTCCAGCGTGACCTTCTGCGCCGAGGACATCTTGCCGTAGGCGCGGGTCAGGGTCTGCAGCTTTTCGGCGTTGCCCAGAGAGATATCACCCAGCCGCTGCAGCACGCCGGTGGTGTCGTCTGCCGCAATGCCGAACTGCAAAAGGGTCTGGGTGCCGCTGGTCAGATCATCCAGCGAGAAGGGCGTGGATGCCGCCATCTTGCGGATCTCGGAAAGCTTTGTGGCGGCGGCCTCCTCGCTGCCCAGCATGACCTTGAAGTTGGTCAGGTAGCTTTCCATGGTGGCGTTGTAGTCCACGCCGCTTTTGACCACCTCGGCCAGCTTGGACGAAGCCTGTTTTGCAAAGTCCGCGATCATCTGCCCGGCGGCTATCGTCCACTTACTGGTGCTTTTTTCTGCCGGGTCGCTGTTCAGCCTTACTTCGCCGGTGATGCTGAAATCTGCCACTGTGTCCACCTCTCATTCGGAGCGCGGGCACAAGGGCACAGGCTTAAAGTTTTATCTCGATTTCCCGCTTACAGGCGGGATTTTTGCATT